GGATAGACAGGGGTAATTGAGAACGGTTCCCATTAAGCGGACATGACGGTGCGACACGCCGTGCAAGTTTGACGTGTGGTGTGTCGTGTGCTAGCGAAAAAATGGAACGGGGAAAACGTGTCGTGTCGGCGTGTCGTGTTTTGTGTGTGTTATATTTGAGGTGTCAACAAAAAAACAAACAAAAAAGGATGGAAAAAATGTTTAGGTGTAGTTTTATGAATTATTATTGTGTTCGTCGTTTACTTGAGATGGGTTATAGTTATTATGATTTTGTGAAATGTTACGCTGATTTTGATGAAATAGTGCATATGTTTCCAATTGGTTATACGTGGGATAATATGGTGTCTTTTGGTAATAATGTAAGTATGGTGTTTCTCGGTTATAGTAGGAGACATTGGGTGTGATGGTTTATCATAGTTGTAATGGTCGTAAGCGTTTTTATATAGGTGGTAGTATGGTTAAGGGCTTACGTCGTATACATCGTATGCGCGCAGTGCATTATGAGACTGGGCGTGATTCTGATTGTGTTGGTTTGTTTGATTTTGTGATGGCGCATTATGCTGATGATATTGCTTTAATGCGGTTGAATTTGTGGAAGGATACGGGGGTGTAGTATGGTGTTGTTTGGCCTATTAGCTCATTGGTTAGAGCGGCATTCTTATAAAATGTGCGGGCCGGGTTCAATTCCCGGATAGGCCACGGTTATTGAGAATCGTTATCGTTATTGTTAGTGTGATATATTAGGTCATGACATGCCGTTTGGCGTGTTGTGACCTTTTTTTCGTATGAGGTGCATGCATATGGATATGAGTTCTATCACCGCCCTTGTGGGTAGTGTGGGTTTCCCGATTGTCGCGTGTTGCGCTATGGCGTGGTTTATTGCTACGACGTTTCGTGATTTTAATAATTTGATGACACGGAACAATATTTTGACTGAAGAGCTTATTGTTTTGCTTAAGGATGATAAGGGGGGTGATAATGTTGATGAAACGAATATGGCGTAGCATATTGGCGTGCGTATGCGTGTTGTCGTTGGTTTTCGTACCGTCTGCAAGCGCGAATATGCGTGGTTTTGACGTGAGCAATTGGCAGTGTAATATTGATACGTATGCATTGGACGCTGATTTTGTTGTGTCCGGTGCGACTTGGGGTGTAGGCGGCTTTAATAATGTCTGTCTGGTCAATGGCATAAATCAGGCCGCAAATTATCAGCTCGGTCGTGCAATAGACAGCGGCAAGAGCATAGGCGTGTATCATTATGCAATGGGCAATGACGCTGTTGCCGAAGCTGATTTTTTTGTGGACAATGTCGCCGGATATGTCGGGCGTGCCGTGCTTGCATTAGACTGGGAGGCTGATGATAATCCGCAGTTTGGTAACGGCACGTGGGTCGAGACTTGGGTGCGGCGCGTGTATGACCGCACGAGAGTATGGCCTATCGTTTATACGGGGGCGTATTCGTTGGGTCAGCTCACGCCGTATGTGCGTGAGCATTGCGGTGTTTGGGTAGCACAATATGCGTCGAACGTGCCGACTGGTTATCAGGAGAGGCCGTGGCTGTATGGCGCGTATGGTGAGGCTATGCGACAGTATACATCTAACGGTTACGTGTCGGGTTATGGCCCGTTGGACTTGAACTATTTCCGTGGCGAGCGGTGGCAGTGGGACGCTTATGCGCGTGGTGAGCGTGATGGCGGTGTTTCGGCACCGGTACCGGAACCGGTACCGCCCGCTGGTGGCGCGTCTACGTGTGTCACGGTCGGGCCGGGTGACACGTTGGCCGGTATCGCGGCGGCGACTGGTTTGTGGCCGTGGTCTGATTGGACGGGGTATGCGTCCGGTAATCCCAATGTGATATATCCCGGCGAAACCGTTTGCTATGGCGGTGGCACTGTTGCGCAGTCGAATACGAGTGTGGCGCGCACGTATATGGTGCAACCGGGTGATAGTTTGTGGTCTGTTTTCGGCGTTGATTGGTCACGTGTCGCGTCGGTTAATGGTTTGTCTAACCCGAGTTTGATTTATCCGGGTCAGATTTTGCGTTACTGATAATCATTATTAATAATCGGCGTGTCGCTTTTGCGCGCGCCGATTTTTTATGTTATAAATATATGTGTTAGCAAAAATGTTAACAGAAAAAATAGATACAAAGGATAATAATATGCGCAAGATTCGTAAGGTATTCGCTGATAGCGATATCAGCTACTATGACCGAAACGGCGAAATGCAAACGTTTCACACCACCGGAAATATTCGCACCGTTGAAAAAGCAGTTAAAGCGCTTATGGACGCGGGTATCGTCAACGTCCTGATTGATGATATCACCGTACACAAGACAACGTATGCAATGGACGTTGACACGTTCAAAGAACACGCCGAATGTATCGTAACCGACAACGATAACGACAACGATAACGACAACGATAACGAGCCCGAGTTCTGATTTTGGAAGGAAACATCATGACCGAAAACAATGAACAGATGAACGACATCGCTAATGAAACCGCTCAGACCACTGTAGACAATTATCGTTACATTTGTACGATGGACAACAGCACTTTTGAGGGCAAACGTGCCATTGTCAACGCGCGTAACAACGCAGTGTCACTGAACGCTATCGGTGATACGCCGCTAACGGTCATTGGCGCGTACACCGCGCCGGGCGTGCGTTCTCGGACGGGACAGAAGTGCGTTAACGTCTATCTTTTTGCAAATGACGGTAATACGTATTTCAGTCAGTCACAGGGCATTTATCGTAGCGTGTTGGATATTTATGACATGTTCCCCGATTTTAACGCGCCTAACGGTATCCCCGTGGCAGTGAAAACGACACCGCTCGGTGGTGGTAGGTCTACAAAATCGCTTGAAATTAAGTAGTTTGAAATGAGAAAAAAAGCGCCATAAATAATATGGCGCTTTTTTTATGAGGGTGGTGAAAAATCATGCCTAGGACGCGTAAACAGGCGGACGTTTTAACCGCGAAACGCAAGCGCGTGATCCGCACGATAAACAGTCTGAAAAAAAGCATTACGGACACCATGCCCGAGAGTGAGATAAACGCGCGTCGGAATTATATCCGGCGGCTTGAATCGCAGTTGAAAAAAACATATGTCGGGCGCGTGAGTAATCGCGCCATGCGTGAGGAAATATATCAGCGCGCCAATGAAGTCGCTGATACGCTTGTGCGACAGGTGGGCGAGGTACGCGGCGGCAAGGGCCGCGCAATGGAACGCAGACGGTCGTTTAACATTTTCCGCACAGAGATGAGAGCGGCGTCCAAGGGGCAACCGAGCGTGTTGGGTGAGCTCGGTCGGGAAAAAGTCAAGATTTTTTGGCGATACACACAAAACATATGGCAGAAACCTAACATTCCGCCGGACAAACGATTGGAGGCTGTCATGAAGGCATATGACGCGGACTCGCTGAGTGAGCTTTTTGACACCATTATGGCGCGAAACGAAAAAGTGTTGCAATACGCCAAAAACATGAAAGCGCACACGGGCGAACTGGAGGATTATACGGATACCGACGGCGGTAGCCCGATATGGCTAGTAGCGGTTTCCCCCGACGTGGTGAGATGAAAACACGCAAAGAATACAGAATTGCGGCGATATTCGACACCGAAACCACGAACATTGGTGAGGGTGCCGAAACGCGCGCGTATCCGATATTGTACATTTTCAACGATTTGCGGGACACCCCGTTGGAATCGTATACGCCCGATACGGACGATGTACGTTTTTACCGGCATACGTCCGAAGCGTTAGCGTACATTGATGATTTGATTACGTATGGTCGTGCGCATGGTTATGTGCCGATAATCGCGGCGTATAATCTCATGTTCGATATGCAGACTCTCATGCTGGAATTGGCGCAGTCGTATACGATTGAGGTCAACGCGCAGACCGCAACAAGCGTGTACACGCTTGATTTGTGCGTTGATGGTAATGCGGTGTGCCGTTTTTGGGATACGTTCTATCTTGAAATGGGCGGCCTACGCGCTATGGGTGAGACGTGCGGTCTGCCCAAAGCGGTGGGCGATTGGGATTACTCGCTGGTACGTACATCTGAAACGCCGTTGACCGAGGAGGAACTGTTTTACGCGCGGCGTGATGTACAGGTGATACCGCAGTATCTGCAATGGCTGTTGCGCGCTAACCATTGGCTCACACCCGACATGCTGGGTTGCCGCGTACTGACCAAAACCTCGCTTGTTCGGCAGATGGCGCGCCGTGAGATTGGCGGACGGCGCGTCACGTTGCAAGGCGGCAAGAAAATCACTTTGCAACGCGCTTTTGAAATGACGTGCAATCAAGAGTTTCCTAAAAACTATGAGTCCTATGCGTTGCGCAAGGCATGTTTTCGTGGCGGTTTGACTTTTACGAGCGCTAAAACCGCAAGCGTTGTCGTTGATAACGTGGCGTCTCTTGATGTTACGTCAATGCATCATGCGTTCATCAACGGGCGACGCTTGCCGGTTAAATTCGCGGTTGCCCCGCCGGAAATTTTGCAAATCGCGTGCAAACGTATCGTTGACACGCCACTTGAAGATGTATTACGTAATTATAGTGACCCGTTTCGCACGGGGGTACATGTTGCGATACGTTTTACAAACCTTAGATTACGGGAAAACACATGTTTTGCCGATTGGGGCATTGCAATCTGTCCGCGCTCAAAATTCGTGCGGACGTTGCAGACGGACACCGATTACAGCAACAACGAACGCGCGAAAACACAGGAAAACAGTGTAAGGGCGCACGGCTACGTTGATAGTGCCGTTAATCCGACGTTTGCTTTTGGAAAATTGTATCGGGCGGACGAATGCATCTTGCACGTTAATGAGATTGAGCTTTGGAACGTGGCACAGGTGTACGAGTTTGACGAAATGCATGTGTTGTACGGTGAAGCCACCACTAAAACGATTGTACCGCCCGATTACGTGTCATTGCAATCAAATATGCTGTTCGCTCGGAAAACCGACGTTAAAAATCTGATTAAACATTATCATGCGGGAACACCGTATACGGGTGATATACCCGAGTCGATACCCGAGGGAATCGCGCGCGACGCTAGGGCGGGTACGTTGAGCGTGAAATTTTTGCACTCCTATTACGGTAGCACCGTTAAGGGACAGTTCAATGGTATCTATGGCACTCAGGCTCAGGATGTCATGAAGGCCGATTACCGCGTGACGGAAAAAGGCGAGCTGGAAGTAGATAAAAACACGGTCTGCACTCCCGAGAATTTCGCGAAAAAACGCCCGAAGACACCGCGCGTGCTGTACACGTATGGTATGCGAATTGTAGCCGGGTCACGTATGCATCTGGTGATAGCCATGATGCTGATATATCGACGTTTCGGCGCGCGTGTCACCGTCACGGGCGGCGATACCGACAGTCTTAAAATCAGTTGCGCTGATGACGTGACCGATACGGAACTGTTGGACGCGCTCGAACCATTGCACGCGGCGATAGAAAACGCAATCAATCTCACCATGAGGCGCGTCCGAAACACCGCGCCCGACATGGCGTCAACGCTTGACCATATCGGCAAGTTCGAGGTTGAGGCCTGCGGGGGCACCACTCGTTACGCCGAACACGTGGAACTGTGGAACAAGGCGCGTGTCAGTCTGGATATGTCCGGGCGCGTGCATGTCACTTGCGCGGGCTTGCCACGGCCCGACGGCGTGTACACCATTGAGGATTGTATCGAGGACATTATGCGTATGGGTCACGGTTTCGCGGAAACGGTACGTTTGGCACTTGGTTATGATGTGTTGGTTGATTATGAGATTTGCCATACGTTGCAACGCAATCGCCCGCATGTGTGGGATAGGTACGTAGGCGCCGTCACCGATTATCAAGGCATGACATATCATGTTGACGCGCCCGAGGCGATAGCGTTGTATCCGTCCGGCAGATGGCTGGGGGAATCGGACAAACAGGCCAACGGCGAGAATCTTGCATACATGCGGGACGTATATAATAGGAATATTGAGACATTGCCGCGCGAACTTATTGTGCGGGACGGCAGACCTATGATTGTGAGTATTGATGGCGAAATATTATTATGACAGGCTTAAAACCGTAATATTACCGCGAAACGCGGACGTGAATATGATTATCGGCGCGCGCGGTTTGGGTAAAACCTACGGTATGAGAAAATACATGATAGAGGATTATTTGAAAAACGGATATTGTTTTGCGGAAATCGCCCGTTTTCGTGAGGAAAACAACGATGTCGCCGCAGACTATTTTGACCGTATTATAAAAGATAATATTTTCCCCGATTATGAATTTCGCACAAACAATAAAATAGCTGAAATACGACGGAAGAAAACCGGCAAAAAAGAAAATCCGTGGCGGATAATCGGTTATTTTATACCCCTGACCATGCAACAGCGAAAAAAGAAAAGCACATACGTGAACGTGCGCAACATTTGCATGGATGAATTTATCATCGATAATGACGATAAATATCATACGTATTTGAAAAACGAGTTTGGGCAATTGGCGAAACTTGTGGATACCGTGACGCGTGAACGTGCTGATGATACCGAGCTACGTAAACCGCGAATATTCCTTTTGGGTAACGCATGCGACGCATTCAATCCGTATTTTCGACGTTATGAAGTGCCCCTCAATCCCGAGTATGGTTTACAATGGCTTGACGGCAAGACATGCCTGTTTGATTACGTGCGAGACGATGAATACGCCGAGCAAAAAACAAAGAACACGGTAGCGGGGCGTATGCTGAAAAACAATGATGATATGACAGCAAAAAACAAGTTTCGACAATTTGACACCGATTTTATCGAAAAACCGCATAAGCACGCGAAACTCACTTATGTGTTCCGTTGGTTTCGGCAAGAATATGGGGTGTATGTTGATATGCGTTGCGGATATGTTTTTCTCTCTACGAAATACGACGGCGGCGCACATGTGCCATATTTTGCAATCACGCTAGATGATAACAAGCTTAACTATCTCACTGCGAATATGGCAAAAGAGTTGATTAAAAATCTTACATCGTATTACGCGCTAGGCTATTTGAGATATGACACGGTGGAAACACAACACGCCGTAAGTGAAATGTTAAAGAATTTCGGTGTAAAATAAATACGGCATACAAAGAGATACCACAGTGAGACCGCTAAAACATTGTCATTGATGTCCACGGTTGACTCCGCCAATGATATGGCCGTAAGGGATAAGCGCGCCGGTTGTTACTGTGAGTCATGTCGCAAGTATGCTATTCTTAAGTCGTATCGGCCCGTATCACGCCGATACGACTTTTTTCACATGGAAGGAAAAACAAATGGATGACGAAACCACCGAGGAGAGGGACACCGCCGAACGTGACGACCTTACGGAGGGTGAGGCCCACCGTGAGGGCGAGTTCGATGATTTGCGCGGCATGCTGTCACGGTTGCTTGATAAAATTGACGCAATGAACGAACGAATCGACGGAATCTACGACAATTTCACGGACTCCGTGGCGCAGATGGTCGAAAACGGCGCAACCGTCAAGGAAACCGACGATGACGCGGCTGCAGCAATCGCGCAAGCGGCGGCGGAAGACTTGGAAAACCTCGATTACACGCTGTAACGGATAGGAGAAAAATATCATGGCTGTAGATAACGCGACGATTTTGGATAAAGTCCGTACCAAGGGCACTGATGACTACCAGCAACGCATACCGAGCGCGACGCAAACCGGCGTGGCGAATACCATGCGTTATCTGTTCGACCCCATGAACCGCCAATATTTGAATGATTGTGTGTGGAACATGGTGAACCGTATCGGACTCACCGTAATGGCTCAGAACGCGCCTTTTGAAAACCCGTTGGCGATTTTCAAGAAAGAGAATCTCTACTGGGGTTCGACCGTACAGGAAATTGCCGTCAAATGGATTAAGGCGCACGGGTACAAGGATGACGCCGAAGAACTTCTGAAAATGCACCGCCCCGAAGCCGCCGTATGGTTCTACGAGATGAACCGCCGTGACCAGTATCCTATCTCATGGACAGAAGACGAGTTGCGACAGGCGTTCGTGGATGACTTCGGTCTGAATCGTTTTATTGCGCAGATTATGGAAACACCGCGCAACAGCGATAATTACGATGAAATGAGCATCATGCTTGCGCTGATTAATCATTATGAGCAGAATCTCGGCTTTTACAAGGTACATCTTGACGCGGTGCCGAGCGACGAAACCACCGCCAAGACATTGCTCAAGGCCCTCCGTTCGACCGCCGGACGTATGCAGTTCCCCTCAACGCAGTACAACGCGCTGAACGTGACCGACATTCCGGCGTATGCGAACCCCCAGCAAATGGTGTTGCTGATTGAACCGGAATATCTTGCGTCGATTGACGTTGACGCTTTGTCTGCCGTGTTCCAGTTGGACAAGGCCGAAGTGCCGTATCGTATCGTTCAGGTGCCTAGCCTCGGCATCGAGGGCGGTGTCGCGTTGCTTGTATCGGCCGACTGGTATCAGGTACGAGACATCATGTACGGCACTACCCAATTCTATAACCCGCAGACACTCGGCAACACGCTGTACCTCAACCATTGGGGTATCTACGGCGTGAGTCCGTTCACCCCGTGCGCGCTGTTCACGACCGACGCGGGCACCAGTATCACGGTCGTGACGCAGACCGTGACCGGTTTCACATTGACCCCGACTTCGGGCGACGTCAAGGCGGGCGACGTGGTACAGCTCACGCCGAAGCTCACCGCCACCGTACAGCCGACGGGCACCGCCATCGAGGTTGCGCCGAACTCCGCGACATACGAGGTGTCGGCCAAGCACGCCACGAAGGATACGACCCCGGGTGCGTCGTTCGAGCTCGATATCAATACGTTCGTCGATGACCAGTCGCGCTTGCATGTCCAGCGTAACGGTCTCAAGACGGGCGACATCATTACCGTGACCGGCACCGCAACGTATGTCAATCCGACGGGCGAGACTACGGAACATTCCGCAACATGCACGTTCACCGTCAAATAGTCTAAATCAAATATGATATAAAATAGGTGGTGTTTCACGTGAAACACCACCTATTTTTTCGTATATGGAAGGGTACGCTATGGACTTCCCACATCTGCAAAACGCAACGAAGTTCCCCGATACGGACACGCGCGTGTACGAACAGTACCGCAATGTTTTCGACTACAATATTTGGACGCCAAACACGGCAATAAAGTTGTGCCGCGTGAACTGGTACGATGATTATCATGATGTAGTGAAATTCCCGAACGATACCGCAAGGGATGCATGGTTCGACGCGCTGGACGGGGAAACCGTCAAGCTCACAACTAATATGTATATCGCGCGCGCCGATACGGACGGTATAAAATTGCCCGCACCGTATATGACGGCGCAACGGTATAATTACATTGTCGTTGATTTTTCGCATGACATTATTAATACGCCGTATCAGAAAACCGACGTGCAGACACGCTATCACTTTTTCGTCACCTCTGTACGTGCCGAAGCGCCGAACACGACAACATGCACGCTTGTACGTGATGTATGGACGGACTATATCAACAGCACCACAATCAACGGTTTACTGTTGTCACGCGGACACGCGCCGTTGACGGAAACGACACCGCAAAAACTGTTGAAGAATCCACGGGCCAACTGTCGTGATTTTACGTTGCCCGACGTTGATTATGGCAACGCGGCCACGAACATTAAAAAAAGCACGCCTATCAATTTGCAAAACGGTACAAGATACATATGTTTGACCGCAACGTTTTCCCCGCAACAATTGCAATCAATGAGCAATGTGCGCGGTACAGACGTCACGGATACCAGCCCGTCATATACTAACGCTGACGAAACGGTCAACGGTTTTATATGGGGTGCCGGGAACATAAACACGTCAAACGTAACCGGTGCGGGTACGTCATATAATTCCATTGATAACATCACCGCAAGCAACATGTACATGTACGCGCTGGAATCATCCAAAGTATCAGGTGATTATTTTGATACGATGTTTGCGTATTATCCGCATATCATGTCACAAATCGTATCTGTTTTCGTTGCCACGGCGAACATGATGCAATTAGGAACCAGCACTACGGTTAATGATGTGGCATGGCATACGGTCAGCGGCGCGCACACAAAACTAGCGGACATTAATCTAACCACAAATGACTTCGATTATTCGCCGGAATACGCCAAAATAACACGACTGTACCTCGCACCCTACGCGCACTTGGAAATATCCGACAATATCGGCAATAAAACCCGGGTGGAAATAGCGGAATGCGGCCATCTCTCGGCGCAAACCGTCACGTCATTAAGCTACCCGATATTACGACAACTCGCATGGCTTGACGGCGTAGGGGGCGACGGCGGCACGTCCATAACCATAAACGCCATCAACGGTGCTAGCATTACCGCCGACGTGCCGAACGCGGACGCGCTCAAAACGCTCATATCCCATGACGTGCCGACATATGCGTTGCAACGCCGCGCAATCGACGCGCAACGCGCCGCCACTTACAATGTCGCCGTAAGTCAGGCGCGGCAAAACGCCATGCTGACATATGAAAACGGCGCGCGCTCGGCTAATGTCAGTCAGGCAAACACGTATCGTAGCAGTGCGGCAACGGTATCGAACACCGCACGCGCGAATCAACGCGACACCGAGATAAAAAACGAATCAAATAGTGTACGGTCGGATAATCTCACATACTCGAACACACGCCAAACCGCTGACTTGAGCACTAGCACGGCCAAAATCAACCGTGATGTACGTGATGATAATACACTACAGAATAAAGCTTTTGTGGAAGGCACCCAAACACAGGCAATAACAAACGTGGCAAGTGCGATAGGCTCAATAGCGGGGGCCGCGCTGGTAATCGGCACCGGGGGCGCGGCCTCACCGGTGGTGGCCGGCGCAATGGCAATCGGCGGCGCGGCGCTTCAAGGCTACAACACCGGTATTGCAATCACTAACAGTCAGGAACTCAACGCAACATCCAATTATGTTGCAACTGATAAAGCGAACACCGCAATACAGGCCAACACCGAGCAAACACAACATGCCATAACACAGGCCACCGCCGTGACCACTCGCGCGAACACGCAAGCCGACCGCGTTAACCAGTACAGCACAAGCGCGGCTACCGACATGACCGCCACAAGCACGGGCACGGCCAACACGAACGCGGGCGCGTCACGTGGTGTAACGGTTGACAACGCCAAACGAATCATGATGAACGCGCGCGACAACACTAATGCGTCATGGCGCGACATGCTCAACCATCCCGCGCAACCGGTCGGCGCGTATGGCGGCGACAATTTCAGACAGGCCACGGGCCTTGACACCATGACCGTGAAAATAGTCACGGAAGACAACGGCGCGATAGCGGCGGCGGGTGATTACATGCTACGCTACGGGATAGCAAGCAACAAACTCTACAACAAACCGACGCTGACACCGTGCAAGCATTACACGTATTGGCAGACCGCCGACATATGGACGATATGCCCATTGGCGCAAAACGAGCAATTGCAGACAATAAGGGATATTTTCAATACCGGTGTTACAATATGGAACAGGCCCGAGGAAGTCGGCGGCGACTTCGTATACGACAATCTATAAGGTGGGAAAATTGGGACGCAAACGAACGCATAAAAGGCCGTTGACCCGCGCGCAACTGGGCGAACAGGGCGCGCCGGTATGGCAACAGTCCGAAACGCTCAACTCGCAAGCGTATTCGATGGCGTTTTCGCAAATGTTGAATATCGCGTTATCACGGTTCAAATGGTTGAATCTGCCGAAAACGTGCGACGCATGGTTTCTGGAATACAATCTATTGTATTTCGGTTACGCGACAATCGCTTTCCCGCATAGTAAACCCGGCGTGTTTTTCAGCACGCAAGCGGTGACAACCTCGAATTTCAACGTGTACTATAAACCGAAGAAATGGGATAGCTACGGTATCAACGGTTGGCGTTTCCCGGTGAACAATTCAAATGGTGTTTTCATCTACGCGAACCGTGCCCGCACGCCGCTCATTCCAACCATCGAGTTTTTCGCGCATGAGATTGAAGATTTGTACATGACGCGACGGCAGAATCGCTTCAATCAGAAAACACCGTTTATTTTGGAGGTTCCAGCCGGACAGCAAACGGCGGGCATCAACGTTATCAAGCAAATAAGCGGCGGTGAAATGGCAATCATGGCGACTCCCGGTTTCACGGATTCCATGAAGGCCAACGTGCTGAAAACCAATGTCGAATATATCGGCATGGAATTACAGAACGACATACAAAACACATGGAATGCGTTCTATCAAGCGCTGGGTATCAAAAACCTCCCCTTGAAAATGGAACGGCAAACCGCCGACGAAATACAGGACTACGGCGAACCGACCGACCTACGCGCGCTCAGCGAACTGGAAGAACGCCGCGCCGCTTGCGATATTCTCAACACAAGATTTGCGAAATACCTCAAGGAACCGATACAAGTCGTGTGGAACGAAGACAACATCTCACGCAATTATGATTATTTGAACAATCTCGAACGATTGGACGGTGATGATAATGCAGAATGACATAGACAGCTACCAGCCGTGCGAATCACGCGACGAATTTCATGGCGTGATGACGTACACGTTTGGCGAACTACTCGACGTGCCGGGCGGTGTTGACTGGGATAATGCCGCATGGTCATGGCGGGACGTTGCCTATGATGACACGCAATACACGCGCTGTTGCCGTAAAATCGAAAACCGTTTCTACGACCGGGAACTAGGCGTTATGCCACCGTCAAGATGGCGACGGCACTTCATACGGCTCATACGGGAAATAATGCCGACATTGCGCCCGTTTTATGCGCTTATAGACAATAATCCCGATATAATTCTCAGCGATAGCGACATATGGCACAAAATGCGCACCGTGTTTTCTGATTTTCCCGCGACACAGCTCACCGAAAACCAAGACTACGCAAGCAACGCGACTGACAATCAATACGAGACAATCGCTAACGGCAATTTCATGGATAAAGTCAATCGCATACGCAACGGCGAATATGTCGATATTGACATGTTGTTACTTGACCATCTAGAATCATGTTTTAGCCCGTTATGGACTATAAACATAAACAATTACTAGTGAGGTGCTTTCATGGACGCCAATACATTAGCCCGCGTCGAAAACGAATATTCCAAACTTAGCGAAAACATCAAAAAACTAGGTGATTATCTATTGAAACAAATGGACAAAAAGAAAACGCTGACAGATACTCACTATGTATTGTTGATAAAACAATACGCCATCATGCTACAATACGCTGACATTTTGGCGCAACAAATCAACCTCGCAAGGAAGGAAAAATAATGTTCCCATATCTACCATTTTACTCGGTATGGCCCTACACGCCCGCCATACCCGCGTTCTACTGGAACGCCAAAAGTCAAGAGGAAATAATAAAACATATCGCGTGTGAAATTGACCACATAACGGCATATCTTGACGAAATCGTAACCGACATAAACAAAACACTGAACGACTACGATACAAGAATAAAAAACATTGAAGCACACCTAAACGATTATGCAATCGCCATAGCGCAAATACAAGAACAAATCGACCACATAGGAGACACACAACTAGTATGGAACGTCACAAAAGGCGAATACACTGACAGTAAAACAGCACTACGAGACCTATACCGCGAACTAGCGGTGTACGGCGCGCGCGTCACTCAAATAGCCGATATCAACACCGGCAAACTATCCGAGCACCGTACCGACGAAACGCCGGCAATCGGCAATCTTACCATATTCAACGACACAACACCACGTGTCACTAATCCAACCACCGGCGATAAATATCCGCCACTCTCATAAAAAAGGAGTATCATGGTTAACACCACAAATTATGCACTGGAAAAATACGAGGCGGGAAATTCCGCAAACCTACTTGACCAATACAATGCGTCAATGGATAAAATCGATGAAGCCATAAAAAGCGTCAGCGATAAAGCGGACTTAGCACTAAACAATAACGTACTACCGGACGGCCTAGCCGCGTTCCTACAAGCGTTAGGCCTAACCGGGTCTAACGCGAAAACACTTGGAACCACTCTCAGCCACATATTAAACCGCACAGGAACGGAAACTTTCACCGTTACCGACCTCGCCGGACTCAAGAAAACCGCAGAGGGCTATCCAATTCCGCCGGCCAAGTAAGGGCATACCATCATGGCAACAGAAACACCGTTCTATCATCTGCCACTGTACGAAACAGGCGACTTAGCCGACCTACGTGATGGATACAACGCCGCAATGCGTACCCTAGACCGCGTAATACATCAACTAAAAGTACAGGAAGAAATAAATCACCCGACAAATCTCAGGAAGGATAACTAACATGACCGACTACACAACAAACTTCAACCTCGAAAAATATCAAACCGGCGACGCGGCAAACCTCAATGACCAATACAATGCGTCAATGAATATTATCGACGATAACATGTACAAAATCAACACTAACGCAAACACTGCGGGCGGTAAAGCCACGCAAGCGTTAGAAACCGCACAAAACAATACCAAAAATCTTACAGCATTAGGCGTAACCGACACCGAAACCGCGACACAGCTCAAAACCAAAATAAACAATACCGCCGAAACAGCACAAAACAATACCAACAAACTAACAGCATTAGGCGTAACCAATACCAGCACCGCAACACAACTCAAAAACCGTATAAACGACACCTATACAAAAACTGAAAGTGACAATCGTTACTTACAAATACCAACCGTACAAGATACGCTAATCGCAATAGGCGACAGCTATTTTGAAGGTTTCCGCACCAATAACCCCGCAACTGACAGCATGATAGTAGTCGCTAGTCGACTGCTCGGCTTGACATGCCACAACTTTGCCGTCGGGGGTACCGGTTTTCACAACGGCGACAGCACAGGAGATAACACGTTCAGCAAACAACTGGATAAAGCCGCCGCACGAATCACCGATAAAACCAGCGTGAAATACGTGGTAATCGGCGGTGGACGCAATGACCCCGATATCAGTACCTACTACAACGAAGTTGCCGACACTCTCAACAAAGCAAAAAGACTATTCCCCTACAGCGAAATTTGTTTCATCCCTATGCTATGGGATAGCACATACCCCACCGGCAAAAGTCACAACTACACTAACATGCTAGACGCCGGAAACGACACAAACACATGGACTGTACAGGACGCACCCTCATGGGGTCTATACCGCGACACCGAAATGACCGATATTCATCCAAACACCAAAGGAGCAGCACGATACGGCCAATATATCGTCAACGCCCTAAAACACCACCTCACAGCGCAACCACGAATAGGACGATGGGAGAGTATCAACAAAGACCCCGGCATGACCGACACTAACGTAAACGAATGCAACGTGTACATCAACGGCACCACCGTAACGATTAACATGCGAGCACACCTACTCAAATGGGCAACCGACGCAATCTATCAAATCAACGGCGCAAGCACCCTCGGAATATGGAAAATACTGCTAGCATGGTTCGATGACGCGACTCCGGTTCGAGTCAAATTCGACGGCCACAAACTCAGCGTAGTAGACGTATTCCCCAGTGCCGCAAATGGCGGCCCTAACAAAATAATAAACACCTATTTCATGTTCAATATCATGGACTTCTAAAAAATAACCCCGATAGGTTTTTCCCTATCGGGGTTATTTATATGTCAATCACCACGCATAATCATAAATTGTAACAACATAGCAACCAACACCATTTTTAACGCCACAACACACGAAGTCAAAATCACAATCACCATAATTCAATTCAAGAACCATGTTAAGGGCTGATTTAAACGTGACCACATTATCAGCAATTTCCTCACAAGCACTAACAGTTGTCTCAAAACCGTCAATATCGACTATATACATATTATCAGGCACAATCTCGGTCACATAGGCTTTAACTTCAAACATTTTTTCCATCCTTTTTTGTTTGTTTTTTTGTTGACACCTCAAATATAACACACACAAAACACGACACGCCGACACGACACGTTTTCCCCGTTCCATTTTTTCGCTAGCACACGACACACCACACGTCAAACTTGCACGGCGTGTCGCACCGTCATGTCCGCTTAATGGGAACCGTTCTCAATTACCCCTGTCTATCC